GGTCAATGAAGAATGGAAGAGAGTAGGGAGGTTGACACAGTGAGCGAGAAGATTGAACAGTTTTGGCGTGATGCGACTTCGGATGATGTCGTGCGTGTCATGAATGGCGAGAAGGTCGAGGCGAGGTTTCGAGATCGTAAAGAAGATGATTGGAACGAAAACAGGTATCTTGGCGGTTTCGATGCTACCTCAGTGAGTCTGCATTTCTGGATATCTGAAAAGGCTGGTCAATGGAAACTCTGCCAAGTCTACGACCCGCCAGCGTGGTACATAAACAAGCCCGAGCCCGGCGAAGGGTGGCGGCTGTTGGATAAGTTTCCACCAGAGGAAAAAGAGGCGGGAGATGAGTGGTTTAGTTACAAAACCAATGGCTGGGTTTACGCAGGCGAATTGAAGACTCAGCGGTATGACGCTTGGTATCGCCGACGCATTGAAACCAACAATCTGGAAATCCCGAATAGTTGCCGCTCCCGCGACACAATTCCCAGCGGCTGGCGATTGCTCGGCAAGGATGAAGAGCGGCTGGCAAGCGATGCGTATTGGTCGCTAGGTGCAAAGGATTGGATTATCATCGGTGATGACCGGGTTGCATACGCAAATGAGTTTCAGTCATCAAGGTGGCACGCGATCCGGCGACTTGGTAGTTTCGACTTGGTTGTGGGCTTTAACTACACGCTTCCAAGCGGCAAGGTTATCCGCATTACCGCGAAAGGCTTTGAGGTGCTGTGATGAGTGAGGCAAAATGCAAGCGGTGCGAAACGCTTCGCAGTAACATCATTGACCAAGAAGTTAAGCATCAAACGAGACTTGCAGAACTGCTTGACAGATCCGGCCTGGATTTGTCATTTTGTCACAAATGCGGCAAGCCAGTTATCTGCATTCCCGACGGTTTAGCACTGTGCAAAGACTGTGCAGAAAAGGCAGGTGAATGATGAAATACATCTATCAAGCAACACTCGAACGCGTCGTGGATGGCGATACGGTTGATATTGTTGTCGACGGCAAGGGCGGCAAGCGTGATAAGTACGGGCGGTATCTGGGGACGATTGCTGCGACGTACAGAGCGTTGAGCGAGTGGGTGACGGATGAAGTCCAGGCGACAACGCTAAATGGACAGTTGATTGTAAGCGGACATGCGAAAGCGAGGGTTTGGTAATGGCGTGGCGAATAGTGCAACAGCCTAACGGCAAACTGGCAAGGTTCAGCGATGTTTGTGACGACTTCACCGATGTTGACCTGGACTTTACGGAAGCCGTGGATGAGTGCATCCGCGAAGGAATGTCGGTTATGGATGCAATCGACAAGGTTAACAGGGGCGTCGAAGCCGGTAACGCTCGATACCTCGAATGCTTAGAGACAATCAGGCTGATACACGGAAGGGAGCATGGATCGTGACCAACAATGAACAGGCCGCAGCACATCGCATTTTGCAAAAGCACTGCATTAAGCACAAGTTGCAAGGGCATCGCTTGCCGTTGACTAGCAATGAGTTTGTGATCGACATTGATGGCGGATGGTATCAAAACTTTGATGACATTCGCAAGTATGTTCGATGCGTTGCCAATAATCACAGAGACGCGGAGATTGATTTGCGGTCGTGGCAAGTAGCAACCGAGATCGCCGAAGCAGTAAGGAGGGATGCCGATGCCGATAAGCCGTGAGTTGCTTAATGAGATCGAGATGAACCCTACACGAACAGGATCGGCTAGTCGCTGGTCTTGCACAGGGAGCACGATCCAAACAGCGAAGATCGAGCCTGCAAAGAGATTGAAACACTACAAGCCGACAAGCAAATGGGCAACGGTTGCCCTGAGGGAGTTGGCGTAACGGAGGTTGGGACAGATGGAGAGTAGATACCAACTACATCATGGGGACTGCTTGGAGGTGCTTAAGACGCTACCAGACTGCTCGGTCGATGCGGTCGTTACGGATCCACCGTACGGCTTGTCCTTTATGGGGAAGCGTTGGGATTACGACGTACCAGCCGTTGAGGTTTGGCAGGAATGCTTGCGGGTTCTCAAGCCCGGAGGACACCTGCTAGCCTTCGCGGGCACTCGGACGCAGCATCGGATGGCGGTTAGGATCGAGGATGCCGGATTCGAGATTCGAGACTTGATTGCCTGGGTCTACGGATCGGGTTTCCCAAAGTCGCTGGATGTGAGCAAGGCGATTGATAAAGGAAGCGGAGAGAATAGAGACAGGCAGTTAAGGTTTACGGCGTGGATGCGATCAACCGGAATAACCGCAGATCAAATCAACGAGGCTACGCAAACAAGCATGGCATCACACTATTTGACAGACAAGAGCCAGCCCGCCATAGCTACGGCTGACCTTTTTGACAAACTGCGACCCTACTTGCCTGAAGTCCCAGAAGAGATTGAGCGATTGGTTTGCGAAAGAACCGGCATTGAATGGACAGCTTACAAACTTCGGCGAGTTGTTGGTAAGGGAACTGGCGGGATTAGCACAAGGAAAGATCTTAAAATCGACAACGGAACAGTATGGGGGGCGAAGTCTAGCGAGTTCAACATCACCGCTCCCGCAACCGAAGCCGCAAAGCAGTGGCAAGGCTGGGGGACTGCTCTTAAGCCCGCGTTTGAGCCTATCACAATGGCTCGCAAGCCCTTTGCATCAACCGTAGCGGCAAACGTGCTAGAGCACGGCACAGGCGGCTTAAACGTGGACGGGTGCAGGGTTCCTTCGGAGGACGTTCTGCCCAAGATGAATGGAAAAGCAATTCTTGGCGGGTCGTCCGATGGCTGGGATCGCCCTTGGAAAAACAGTGAGGAGGGGCTAGCTCGCAGGCAAGCGGCTGCGGATAAAGCCATAGAAAAAGCGAACGAGCTAGGCCGATGGCCTGCAAACTTCATTCACGATGGAAGCGAAGAGGTTCTGCAGCTTTTCCCGGTTACGAAAAGCGGGTCTATCCTTCCGCACCATCAGCAAACATCGGAATCCACTAAGCATTCTTACGAAGGCGGCTATGCGGTGAAATCGATGGTTTCGCATGGTGATCAAGGTTCTGCCGCCCGGTTTTTCTACACCGCCAAGGCAAGCAAAGCGGATAGGGATGCAGGGCGCGAGGCGATGGAACTGAGGGTTCACCAGAGCGGAATGGGTGGCGCGATGCCAATAGACGACGAAGGCTGCAACAGAGATCGATTTAAAGCCGCATCTCGCAACCACCACCCAACAGTCAAGCCGACTGACCTGATGCGATACCTATGCAGGCTTGTGACTCCACCGGGCGGAATTATCCTCGACCCCTTCACGGGTTCGGGGTCAACCGGCAAGGCGGCAATCCTCGAAGGTTTTCGGTTTATCGGCATCGAGCGCGAATCGGAGTACATCGAGATTGCAAGGGCAAGGATTCAGCGCGAGGCCGATAAGCCTCGTCAGCCTACCCTATTCGACTAAAGGTTGGCTCACCTTGGCAAACGTGACTGCTTATTAGGGGCAGGCCAAATGAGCTGGTGCGCGGTAAGTGCCGGTGTCTCACCAAACTACCGCCTCAACCTCCACGCTCCGCCTCGAAAGGGGCGGGGCGTTCTGTTGACTAGGCATATGCCTAAGGATTGACGAAAAGTACAATTTAGCGAAGTCTGGCTGGCACCTGACTCAACACAACACAATTCCCCGGCGGGTACATTCTTAGCCATTCGGCTATAGGTGCCAGCCCTTGTATCCGCCGGGGGTTTTTTACAAGGTGCTAACATGGCACGCAAGAAACCACCTTCGTTCGACTTCTTTGCTGATGACTTCATTGCGGGCACCTACCACATGGAAGCGGAAGCGGTCGGAATCTACATCCGCCTATTGTGCTATCAATGGTCGAATGGGTCGATTCCCGACGACGAGCCGACACTTTGCAAGATTGCTGGAGTCGATGCGAACGCATTGCGAACGCATATGCGGTCGGTTATGCGAAAGCTATGCGTTGGCAATGCTGGGGAGTTGTACAACGAGCGACTAGAGATCGAGCGAGCGAAAAAGTTAGAGATCATCGAGAAGGCGAAAAGATCAGCCGAACAGCGATGGAGCAAGGAAAACAAAGGGAATCCGAAATTACGGCCGGAAAATGACGGATGCGAACGCAATGCGAACGCAATGCCAACGCAATGCTCCCTACTTCCTACTTCCAGCGTCCTACTTCCAAAGATTAATAACCCCCTACCCCCTAAGGGGACAAGCAAAGCCGCTTCGCTAGGCGAATGGGACATACCTGATGGGTTCGATACTCCAGAGGTAAGGCAAGCCCTAGCAGACTTTGAAGCAATGCGAGCGAGCATAGGCAAGAAGATCAAGAGCCGGGCGAACGTCTCCAAGTCCCTGAGAGGCTATGACAGTCCATCTCACTTGGTCTACGCCATCGAGTTTGCAATCGGCAACGAGTACCAAGGCATCAAGCCTGAGTATCGACCAAGTAACGTAGGGCAGGGTGGCTACAACTCACCGAAGCCCAAGAAATCCACCCTACCTATCATCGACGAAAACTGGGAGCCTGCATAATGCCACTACATCCAAGCCACTTTGAAACATGCAAAGCAATTGAGGAGCAATTGATTGCGGGCATCATCCTAAGACCAGGAGACTTCTACGCGGTTGCCGATGCCTTAGACGCTTCCGACTTCATTTATCAGCCGATGGCGGACGCATGGGCGGCATTCCAAGCGATGGCGAAAGACGGCGTTGAGTTTCACCGCGAATCGGTAATGCTCTCAGAGCTTCGCAAGCGTGGCGTATTCGACCGGATAGGCGGTGACGTTGGGTTCGCCGACTTGGTTACAAAGACCGTGCCAGGGCACATCGTTTACCACTCGGAGCAAGTGGCGGAATGGGCGGAGCGGCGGCGGGTGTTGCTAGCTTTGGAGTGGGCGGTTACAGAGGCTTCATCGTTGGCGTTTGATCCCGATAGCGTGGTCAGTAACGCTCAACAGCGATTGCTAAAAGCCAAGAGCATCGGCGGCGAAGATGTTCAGCACCTTGGCGACTTGATGGGCGATTACCTTGAGACTCTCGAAGATGCGAGAGCCAACAGGCGAACGGCGGCGGTAGTGCGGACTGGGTTCAGGGAGATCGACATGGCTTTAAGCGGCGGGATTCCGCTTGGATCGTACGCAATCCTTGCGGCTAGGCCGTCAATCGGAAAGTCGGCGTTAGCGATGGATATTGCACAAAACGCAGCGGCAAACAACGATCAGACGCTATTCGTATCGCTCGAAATGAGCAACCAACAAATCGGCCAGCGGCAATTTGTCAAGAATGCCGACATGCGGATCAGCGAAATGCAAAATGCAAGTTACACCGATGCCGACTGCCTGAGGATGCTAAAGGCTTGCAGCGAAGCGAAGCAGTTACCGCTTTACGTGTGGCAAGCGGCGGGTATCTCGATGGCTCGCATCGAATCGCGGCTACGGGCCGAAGTTGCCAAGCGTGGCGTTAGACTTGTCATCGTTGACTACCTTGGACTCATTCGCGGATCGAGTCCACATCAAAAGATTTACGAGCGGGTGACGCAGATAAGCGGCGAGCTTGCAAGGGTAAGCAAGCAGTTGAACATCGCGTTGCTGGTGTTGTGTCAGTTGGGCCGGGCGGCTGAGGGCGAAGAACCTTCGATTAACATGCTGCGAGATTCTGGAGCCATCGAACAAGACGCGGATATTGTGATGCTCCTGCACCGCGAAAGCCGTGACGCCCAAGATGCAGCAGTATTGCTTGAGAAGCAGCGTAACGGCAAGGTAGGGCGGTTTAATTTGAAATTTGACGGCAAGCGTTTTAGCGATGCGTTTCGAGACGCGGAAACATTTCACGGAGACTTTTAATGACCGAAGACGAATCACAAGACTTAGAGCATTTACGAGCGTTGCTTGAGTCCCAAGCGAAGCAGATCGAGAATTTACAAAAGCTTGCAAAGGATCACGAAGGTAGGCTTGAGCGGTTGGTAAACCGCAATTTTGAGTTACGAGCGGAGTTGGCGAAGTACGTCAGACCGGATAATCCAGTTTTACGAGGGAAAAAGAAATGAGCGAAGCGAAGTTTAAGGTGGGGAATCGGGTGCGGGTGAGCAAGCCGGGTTCTTATCTGTTTCAGGAAGTTTGCGTTGTGGACGAGATCGTAAGAACTAGCGAGAAAATACGCTTTTTTGTGAAAGCAAAAGACGATGAAAGACGCGGCTGGTTTTTAGAACACGAACTTGAACCTGCCCCAGTCGTCAACGAATGCTCTAAGCCTGACAACGTCAACCATCCACCGCACTACAACCAAGGCGGGATCGAGTGCATTGAGGCGATCAAGGCAGCGTTGGGCGATGGCTTCGTAGCGTACCTTCGCGGTAACGTGATAAAGTATCTTTGGCGA